AGAGAGTAACCCTGTCTTATCTGACGTAGATATCTTTATTAACCCGTGTTTGATAAGCTGCACCCTATTGTCATTTCTACCAGTGATTAAGTTGACAACCTCCACCAATTCATCTGCCGTACAAAACGATTGATTATAAATAACCCTAGCCTTAATAATGCGTCTATATTCATCATCATTAAGCCTTCTAGCTGTTGTCTTGTTAAAGTGACTTCGACTCCTCCAATATCCACCAACGTTAGGGTCGGCTTTACTACCAAAAGTGTCACTGTTGTAACTACCTTGAAAACCAAAATAATTCTCAGTGTTGAAGTCAACTAAAAATCTATTCTGACCAACAATACCACCTATCAAGTCTAAATGGGTGCTGACAGCTAAATCTATGTTAAGTAAGTTTTGTGACAACCACACTAAGTCATACTGTTGATTCATAAGAACTTGCAGTATGGTGGATATAAGGGTTTTAAAATTATCACTCTCACGAAATACTGAAGGGATAACCTCTTCGTTTTGAGTAAAGTAGTTCACTACAAGCTTGTCATCTATGCTAATCCCCTGCATTAATTACCCCCAATGCTGATATCCTCTGCGCTTATGGTTGCCAACTCATTGTGCTTAATGACAACATCATCACTACCCATTGTCCCACCACGCCTACCAAACTTAAGGTTTCTCACAGCAAAACCTTTTATCGTATTTACTGGTTCAAAAAGTCTTGAGTAGTGAATGTCATCACCAACATTTAGGTTGTTAAACCACTCAACAATAGCTTGTTTTATTAAGGTATTGCCGTTAGTTGGGAAGTCTGGGTATGTGACAAGTGACATACTAATCTGTAAAGCGATAGGCTTAGGTCGGGAAAATCTGATTTCATGCCCAAACCCATTAATATCCTTCACCTCTTTAACTATATCACCAGAGGTCATAATACCTTCACTAATTGAATTGAATATAGCTAAAGCAATCTCATTTTCATCACCACCTTGTACTGTGATAGCAACACCGTTGTTAACAATACCACTGCTCGTTGCGTTTGGTGACGAATTTACCTGTACGTTTTCGTATGTTACACCACGCACTGATTTAAGTGCGAATAAGATGGCGTTAAACTTCCCAAGTGGACTTCCGTGGAGATTTAATTTAGCGCGGTGGCGGTACTCCTCATCACTTTCAATCGGAGATGAGGGGAATATGTAAAATGGGTTTGTCACACCTAGCCACCCTAAAACAGGAGTTCTTATTTTTGTAACTTGGTCTGCTAAACTTTCTGATGATGAGTAGGTGGTTGATGTAGCCAACACAGGCATATAACTTCTAACAATTTTCATATTGCCTGTAGTAGTGAAAGAGCCTGTATAACTTTTACCAACAGAGTCTTTTATCTGCACCTTTACAGTATTGTCATTATTCTTGGTGGCGGACAAGTAGCTTGATTGACTGTTGATAGCGTCAACCACCCTATCTGCTATTTGTGAGATTGTTGTATCATCTCTACCTTTCTGAACTGAAATACTTGGTGATGTTGAGAGTTTGCCATCTACTGTATACTGTAATGTAAACTTACCATCAATGTTGGTTATCTCTATATCAACACCATTGGCACCAACGTTTGAGAACTTCACGGTTGTTGTTGTACTATAAGCATCTCCAGTAATACCGTTACTCACCTCACTGCCTACTGGGACAGTGGCACCTATTGTACCGTACAACATTAACAGTCCGCTAGATTGCCCCATATTTCTACGCTTGATTCTATGGATATTCCACAATAGGTTATCAAGCTGTTGTCCCTCTGCTTGATTGATATCTAAAGATTGTAAGATTAGTGGAATAATATCAGCGTTCTGCACGATAGGGAGAGCAATAACCCCAAACAACCTACCAAGCACACTACTATCATCAATTCTAAGTTGCTTACCGTCAAGTTTATCAGCAAAGGCAATTTTGGCAGTTTCCGCTAGTTCATTTCTAACTTCATTATACCCTTTACTTTTAAAACCTACTTCATCAAAAAAGTTTGGCATTTATAAGGCACTCCATTAATTTAATTTTAAAGTTAACTTATCACCATTTTCGTTTAGAATGGTTAAGCCATCTTGTGTGGTCAATACGTAATAAGTTAAAACAACCTTCTCATCCTTCACAGAAACTCTAAACTTGCAACTATACGTGTAGTTTTTAATTTCTGATTCGAATGTAATAAGTTTCTCAACCATGGGTTCTTTTTCGATTTCGTTTTGAATTATCAAGTCTACTGTGTATTTCGGTCTGTTAATCCCAAACACATCTCTTAGGTAATCAATACCATAATCTGTATTCCACATCAAATCACGCTTAAATGTTTTAAACCTTAAAAAAAGTTTCTGCATAACCTCGTCTATTGTAGATTGTACGATTGCGATATCAACGAAATCACCACTACTTACAAAATCAATGTCGTAAGTTTTTTGATTAAATAGAATGTCCATACTATTTCCAATTAATTATATTTTGTCATAGTAGTTATGCACTACATTTGCGGAGGTGATGTCGGGGCGCCTTGATTGCCAATATGTGTGTGATTTCTCATGTGTGAAAATAGACTCATACCTTTGATTAGAATGTCACCATCGGGGGTTATTACAATACCATTAATATTGACGTTGGATTTTGATGATTGCGTTGATATAAAAATCTCACCAGATTTTTTAATTGTGATGTTTGATTCCGAAGGAGTCCCTTTGTTATGAATAATATTAAGCGATTCAGCATCAAAACCATTACGGTAGTTGTTTGGGTTTAAGCAACTATCTTGCACCGTCTCAAAGCCAACGTAAGCAACAGCATTAGAGCAGTTTCCATAAGATAAATACTCGGGGTCGTGTACATCTTTGTTACCAAGCTTAAACTTAGAGATGTCAGATGTTTGAATAACAACACCCACTGTATCACCTTGACTAACAGGGAAACTTATTGTAGAATTAGATGTAGATGGATAGATAAGCCTAACATCTCTAATAACACTGTTCTCAAACGTATCCCACGTTAGAGGGTTCATATAATTAACAATAGGTTTGACGTCAACCATACCATCTCGAAGGTTTGCGGTATTAACAATAATAGCTGGAAATGTTAAGTTTAGGTTATGGTTGTTGTAAGAAATTAGTTGTTTTACCATACCCTCCATTATTCACCTCCTGTTTCGCTTTCTTGGTCATAGATTTGCGGTACCTGTTCACTTTCGCTACCCTGCTCTTCAGATGAGTTAGAGTTCTTTAGATTGGCTATGTCTTGCTCTGATGTTGGTATATCATTTGTACCATCAGAATCTTCACAGTACAAATCCATCACCCAGTCACCATTTTTATTGTTACCCTTGTAAGTAGCCTCTCTAACCCTCATTGTATTAAATAAGACGTTATCATTATCGTCTAGTGCATATTCAACTGCCACGATAGATTGCGGTCTAACAAGGGGGTTTAATAAAGCTGAAACCCTTTGATACATCCTATTAATTTTTATCTTTCTAGGTTTCGTACTAGGTTTGTACTCTTTCTCACTTTCTTTAGCTTTCTTTTCTTTTAGTTTTTCTTTCTTTAGATATTCAAAATCTTTTTGTGAACTAGAGATAGTTTGTTTTTCATTAGATGCTAAATCTTGGTCTTTGTACGCTGTGGCTATTTTATATTCCGTTTTAGCGCTAATTAACCCAGTTGTTGTTGTCAACACAGTAGCTGTTGGGTTTGCTGCATCAGCGACAAACATAGACTTAAACAGTTGAAAGTTTTTAGCGTCTTTACCTCGAGTAATAATTCCGTCTTGAAAACTCTCGGAGTTAAACTCTTGAAAAGCTTTATTAAAACCATTTTCAGTGAAAGAGTATATTGCCACCTTACCATCTCGTCTATCCTCTGTCATTCTTGTCAACCCAAACGTATCACAAATCTGAGTATAGATGGATTCGTAAGGAACGGCATTGAAGTTGAGAGATACGGTTTTAAGTTGCAAGTAATTGGCTGCAATCTTTTTGTTTTGAGCGCTTAAGTTGGAAAAGTTAAACTCAACTTTTACTATTTCAGGTGACGCATACTGCTTTAGGATAAAGGCAATAGGTTGGTTATAACTAACACCAGTCACATCTTTTTCAGCCTTAGTTGGGATATTTACTTGAAAGGAGTTATCACGACTAAGACCAAAATAATAGTCAAACAGATTGGCACTACACTCAATGGTTGTTTCTGTTGTGTTATTCGTCTTGTTGATGTACATTCGAGATATGTATGCAGTAAACAAGGCAGTCATTTCTGTACCATAGTAACCACACATTAATGTCACTTCACCACCATCGCGCTGCAATGAATTAACTGTGCTTGGTTTAAGACCATAGATTTTAATAGTGCCAACACTAGCTTGGCGTGTTTCATCAATGGTCTTAAAAAAATCAAACTCTATCTCAAAATCATTACCAATTACAAGTTTTGTCTGTGACTCAAAATCCTTAATATGCACTTCAGCACATCTACCAAACTGATAGCGTGAGTCAATATTTTGGTCTACCATTTGTTTGCACTGCCCTTGGTTTTATTCTTAATTGTAATGTTAGTTCTCTGAATTACCAACAAGGTGGTGAACAACCATCTTATTAAAGATATCAAAATACGTATATCTAAATCCACTAAAACAAAGTTTAAAATCCTTCGACCACTCTAGGTAATCATAATCCTCGAAATCTTTTGTTCTGTCGTTTGCCTCTAACGTGACATAGCAGAACAAGTCGTTGAGTTCAGCATTGAAATTTAACTCACATCGTCTGCCGTAGGATAAGAAGGTTTGAGGGAGTAGGACATTCTTGTTGGCATCATAAATCTTAACCCATCGTTTCATACTTCGTGGGTTGTAACCAACATCAATATTTACTTCAGTGTTAAGCACAACAGCTTTTGTGGAGTAGTTTGGTAAGTCAGAGAGTGTCACTGTAATATGCTGTCTAAGCGTTTTAAAATCTATTGTGTTATCCATAAATCATTGCCTATTGCTGATAATATAGTGTAATCTGTTTCCCATCATTTTCCACCCAAGAATCTTTGCGGTTCTCAATGATATAGTTTATCGCTTGTTTGTTTAAAAGTATCTCACGTGTTTTTGTATCTTTTTCAACTTTGTTTTGCAATCGTTCAATTTTGTTTACTAAGTCTTGCCGTTTATTTTCAGCACCCTCTGGTGTACTACTGCCAACATCTGTAGGTTCACCGTTGGCATTTTTACCATCAGAAGTCCCAGTAAGGCTACCAACTTGTGGACTACGTTCAATGTACGGTGTTAACTTCTTTGTCATTTGCTTGTCTGTAAGTTGGGTGTATGTTACTAGCGCCACCTCAACTTTTTGAATTTTCATGTTGACAAAAAAAGCACCATCGCCACTATCTGGTGTGCTTATATCCAAGCCATTGATGACACAGTTGTCTATCACCTTGTAATATGACGATTGTAACTTGTCATACATAACAGATGTTTGTGTAATATCATTGTCGAGTAGTGAGGTGGACTCTACGATTGAAACAATGGAACGGCTTTTAAAAACCTTAATAATTTCCTCTCTAGCTTTGATATGAGAGTGGATATCAACACCACCTAGAGTTGAAAACCTATTACCGTCCCAAAATATTTCAGCGTCCTTGTTTAACAATGAATAGCTTGATATAACACCGTCTATTGTATACGTTGGTGGTTCAATATTAATGTTGTCACTAATATTAAACCCATATTCAACAGTTTGTGATGTTACAGTGGCAGACCAAGATTCAGAAAAACTCTTAACGCAATCAAAAGATATGATGGATTGTATGTTACCACCATGGTCTTTTTTAACAATAGTATAAATCATAAATACCCTTAATGTAGAGTTTGTTACCAGCTACCGCCACCACCACCCATCATTGGAAAATGCATTGGTGGAGGTTGGTTATTAGACAACTTACCATCTACATAGATGTTATTTTGTAATGTCACTGAAGAACCACTTTGGCTACTTTGACTTTTGTTAATAACTTCACTTGCATCTGTATCAACAATATTTCGTATCTTGTCTACAGCCTGTAAAGCCCTAAACGCATAGTTAGCTGTAGCAGCGCTTGGGTTAATTGCAATCATTGCAGCATCACTACTAATAGCATCTTTAAAGCTACGTTTGATAGCTGGTACTAAGTTTTGTGTAGGGTTAGTAGTTGCATACAGTTTGACCTTCTCCCACATTAGTTGTAGCTTAACCATAACTAAGTCGATTTCTAGACCAAACATTTCAGACTGATGGGCAAGTTCCTCAAATATATTGTAGTCGCCACTCTTGTATTTTTTAAGTTCTTTACCAAGATAGGCAAGAGTCTGTGTTACCGCAGCAATAGCTAGACCCCATAAGCCAAAGCGTGTAATCATCAAACCAATGGTTCTGCCAAAAACACCGCGCATAAACCCATTCAGTATGACCAAAGCCCCACGCTTACGTTTGATAAGTTCTGTTGCAAGTTTTACACCACGTATAAATCCACGAAACCTGCCAAGCAACAGTAACAAGACGATAGATGTTAGACCAAAACCACCAGTCATTTCATCCAAGCCTTCTTTGGCTAGTTTTAACATCGTTACCAATTCTTTGATGGCGAAAACAGCATCACTAAGGAGTGGTACAATACCAGTTAAGCTTTTGAAAACACTGCCAAGAAACTCATCAACACCACTGTCCATGATTTCTTTAAATAGTTGAACAAGTGTTTCTTTAAATTTATTGATGTTGTAAGCTGATGACGTCAACATCTTGTCATAAGCACCACTTTCTCTAGCTAACTTCTGAAGAGATTTAGTGTAGATTTCCCACACTTTAGCAACATCGGTAACCTTACCTTGTTCTTGCAGTTTAACAGCTTCAGCACTAGACTTGAGTCCATACGCTTTTACGATAGCATCTCTAAAAACTTTTTGAGAAAAGCCACGTTCAGAAAGCTGGTTGATTTCTTCTTGGCTAACCTTCCCTTTAGAGAACATCTGATAAAATGCAGTATAGACCCCTTTTTGCTTTTCAGAATCTAGCTGCATTGTAGCCATGTATTCATTCAAGCCTGTGAAGATTTCTTTCTTCTTCTCTTGGGTTAAGCCTTCCGCAGCCATGTTAACTTGAGCAAAAGCTTTACCTAGTTCCTGTGAGGTAAGACCAAGCCTTAGTGCTTCTTCTTTAACATATTTCAAACTGTCCCTAAACTCGTTAATGTCTTTAGACGACATCTGTAGGGCAAGTTCCATTCGGGTTTGTTCTTGACCTTGCTTGACAATTTGGGCGCCAGCATATCCGATTGAGGCTACACCACCACCAAGTAGTGCTGATGGCATAACAGAACCTAGAAGTCCTCCAATTACACCTCCGCCAAAATTACCACCACCGCCATTGCTACCGCCACCACTACCTCCGCCAAATCCACCACCACCCCCACTACCTCTTCGTCTTTCACGAATGTTAATGATAATGTCGTTGTTATTTTGGAGGTCTCTTACTCTACTTCTCACTTGACGAAGAGAGTTTCTTGCTTTATTAATCGCATCAGCGTAATCAATCCAGTTTTTAGTACCAGAGATAACACTAGAATTGATTTTACCAATAGCTTTAGATACAACTGGTTGGTGTTTTGCGATACTTTTTAGGTGGGTATCAACCTTCTTAACAGACGATGCCAACTTCTCGTAGCTACTAATAACTTTGCTAGCACCAGCACCTTTAATGGTGGCGGTAACAGTTTTCAGTGAGTTTGTAGCTTTTCTGACTTGTGCTACATATTGTTCCCACTTCTTAGAACCAGCGTGTACACTAGCATTGATTTTACCAATAGCTTTAGTTGTTGTCGATTGATGAGTGGATATGTTGATTAAGTGCTTATCAACATCTTCAAGGGCTTTCGCCATCTTGCTGTAACTACTAATAATCTTACTATTAGCACCAGCACCCCTAATTTTATTTAGCGCTGTATCAACAGATTTAATTGACGACTGAAGGCTTCGTAAATGCTTTGAAGCTTGTCTAACGCCTTGGTTTAAGTTACTAAACTCACTACGCGCACTGGAAACACTAGCCTTGAATTTTTCCAAGCCGCTAGTATCGACCTTAAAACCAAGACTAGCAAACATACTTGCAATTTGCATACCAATTCCTTTAGCGTTTTATTTGTTCTCTGTTGTTTCTCATGTGGTCTTCAAAAGCCATCCAGTTCTCATAGCTTTGATACTCTGCAAGGTCATGGACATCTTCTATAGTGTACTCATTTTTCAGCTTGTACAACAGCCCTGCCTTGTCTTTTACAGAAGGGTGAGATAATACGCTCACCCATTCAATAGGCATTGAAAAGTTATTTGCAAACTTCTCTTGTTCTTCTTGGTTTACCCTCGTTGACGAACCATCTACGCTTTTGGTAAATTCGTAACGAGTCTTTGAAAAGAGTCGAAGTAATTTAATTGAATAACTTTAATCACAAGTAGTAGAAAGGCATCGTAGTTTTGACCAAATTCTCTATCAAAGTCAATTCTCATGTTGTCAACTTCGATGCTAGAAACTAAGTCAACTAAAAGCTGCTCAACCTCTTTCTGATTTTCACCAGTCAGCAGTTCAGTAAGTTGCCCCATAATAACTTCATCACTCTTATCTTCGTTGAATAAGTAGCTAACAAATGGGAATACATATTTTGTCAATCGTGGTAAGTAAGACCAACCTTCCCTGCCTTTGAAAGCGTTGATGAGGTATGCCCTGCCGTTAATATTTTCAATAATTTGGTTTTTCATAATACACCTTTCTATTTTTTATTAGGAACAATTTTTAAATTACTACCAACTGGAGAGCCTTCAGCAACAGCAATAGTTGCGTTTGGTATGTTTTCTACAGATTGTGTTACTTCTTGAATAGCTACAGGGTTTGGTGGGGTGTCAATCACAGGTATTTTCGGTTGTGTTTGCTGCCTACTTTCATACGCTGTGTACTCAGATATCACACCCTCTTGAGTTAGAATTGGAAGAACAGAGAATGAGAAAACCCTATCTTGCGCCTCTTGTTGTGCTTCAACTTGTGGTGATGATAACACCAAAGCTTTGTAGGTGTCTTTAATTCTACCATTCTCGTGGACAGTTAAGTAAAACCACCCTCTAGTCTTTTGCTGTGTCAATGTTAAGTTTCTAAGAACTTGTAAGCATGAAGCAGTTGGGAGGATTGTAACACTTAAACTTCTACCCTCAAAATTTTGATAGCTAGTGCAGTAGTTGTAGTCAATACCTTGTTCTTGTTTTGTGTAGACATCGGAGGAGATACTAAAAGATACAACCCCATCTAAAGGAAATCCAGCTACAACAATTTTATTTTCAGCAGCGTTATAAAGGTTTGTTTGCCTCTGAAACATTGGCTCAAACTTTTTATAATCGTTTATAGCGCCTTCAGCCTTTACTCTGATTTCGTCAAGTATGCCCATTAAAACATCTCTTTAAGTTTGTTTTCTGCTTTTACCACACTATCCTCAATGATGCGTTTAATACTTGCGCCTTGGGAAGTTCCGCCTAAAATGGATTCAGCTATACCGTACATATCAATCAACTTAACAACATAGCGTAAGGAATCAGCAATCAATCCTGTGTCTGATGTTCCTCGTACTGCGTAATGAGCGTTGTTGCAAATGAAAACCCAACTACGGACACCAACATCAGCGCCATATTCTGAAGATGGTTCGTTTTCAAAGAATGTATCTAACGACATAAAAGATGTAGCCCCTAAAAACCCTGCTTCAGATGACTTCTCACTAATCGTAAGGGGCATCTTGACGTTTCCTCTAGTGATAGTATAAAGCTTTTGTATGATATGTAGAAACTCGTTACTTTCACTCACTTGAGATAGATTGATTGTGACCCGATATGTACCATACTCATCGACAAAAGCTGTATGACTTCCGTCCATTGCTTTTCTGAATGTTAAGGAATTGTCGATTCTCTCAATACTAATAAAAGAGTCTTTGGCAAGACCTACAAGTTCAATACCAAAGATTTTTACTTCAACTTTTGATGGTACATAACTATATAAGCTTGCCATACTAACCCTCTATTTAAAGTGATTAAATTTGTTTCCAAGTGTCGTCAATCGTTACACCCAACGCTGTTAGAGCATTTAGAAGTTCGACATCAACCTTTCCTGCACCACCTAGGTACTGTTCAGCACCAGCTAATACGATTACCCAATCCCTATTAGAGGTATCATTACCGTACTCATAGTTTTGTGGGCGTTTTACAAAGCATTGTGCTGAATACGCATACGTTCTGCTTGACTTGTCCGCAAATGTGCAAGTAAAGATACCGTCAAGACCTGTTGGGTCACGTTCATCATAGCTTGCAATAGCTGATAAGAAATCGTTAGACGCGGAGGTTTGGTCTAGGTGAACTGTCATTCTTAGTGTTTTATCTAAAGAATGTGTTCTCACGGTTTCACCATTGTTAAGGGTTTTTTCAGTCCATGTAGCCTCGGGATAATCAAGGGTAACAACACTGTTCTTACTCATTCCTCCAAGAATGTGAGAGGTGTTTGTTTTTGGGTGTGTTATTGCGATAACAAGACTACTTGGGCGATAGCTTGCTAGTTGTGATGTTGCCATAAATTGTACTCCTATTAAGCGTAAACAGTGCCTTCAATGGCGTTGATAAACAGAATAGCGCCTGCTAATCTTGCTCTAAATGTAATCTTACCTAGAACACCACTTTGTCTTACTTGTGATGAAAGTTTGTTGGCATCTGGAACTTGGATTGTAAAGCCGTCATCATCGGTGAGAATGTTGTTAGCAACCGCCTCACTTAAAACTGTAACCACTTCTGCTTTAAACAACTCAACACCTGCATTAGTGTAGTTGATTCTATCTTTAGTGTATAATAGGTTCCATAAGCGTTCAGCCATTCGCACCTTAATCCAAATAACACCTAGAATAACACTAATCTTTTCTCCACCAGCAACACTTGCACTACCTTCAATACTGTCATCTTTACCAACCTTTGTATAAAAGTGGATATTCTTGCTTTTTAAGGTGGTGATTTCGGTTCGTGTGAAACCATCAGCAATAAGACTAGCTAGTGGTTTGTGTATCCAAGTGTTACTACCAATTACATCTGAAGCGAATCTACCAACCCATGCTGCCTCTGGTGCAATAACGCTTGCATCTCTAGAGAACATACCAAAAGTTTGCAATAATCCTAGTTCTTGTAGCTTAGATGCAACGCTTGTTTTATCAGATTGGTCTAAAACTTTCACATCATTTGTAGAGTAGACGTACACCATGGTTTCATCTTCTACATATTTTGCAATCGCAATCTTATCAGCAGCGTCTTCGGCATCTGCAATCAAAAAGAACCAATCACTATTAGCAGCCTGTAATGCAGCCACCTCTTTAGGATAATCAACAGAACTTGTCGATGTTGCAATACGCCCTACAACAACTTCCCTTACTGTCGGTTCTTGTCTAAAGATTCTTTGTGCTGCAATGTAGGCGAAATCAGTGGTGATAAAACCTTCATCAAGCATCTCTTTGGTGGAAGAGTATTTGCGATAAGCTTCGGTGAATCTATCGTGTTTTGACAGAATAGCAATCGTTTGTAAGTCACGAACAGTTTTGCTAGCTGTTTCTCTGCTAATGGTAACATTAACAATATCTTGAATCTGTAACATATAAAAATGCCCTTTTGTAATTAATTATATACAGTGCCTTCAACATCAGCGTTAAGAATAGAGTGGGTAAGTTTAGCCTTAAACTTAAATGAAAAATTATCTTGATAAGGCTGAGGGGTTTTGATAATTTCATAACGTGAGAATATTCCCTCACGAACAGCAACATCTAAAACCTCTTTTATCTTGTTTTCAACTAACAACCTCCCATTCTCTGTTCGTGGTACTTTATTTGATGTATACAGTAAGTTCCAGACATTTTTAGAGATTGAATATCTAACCCAATCTAATGAAACTTGCTCATTTACATAAACACCTTGACCTGTACTACCACTACCTGCTGTAGCTAAATCCCCAAGAATTTTTGTGGAGGTTGTTGATAAGTCTGGAATCGTTTTTAGTTGAACGTTCATAGTTACACACCTTTCTTAAGCGTTATGTCTAATGGAGTAACGCTTGGTTGGTAAGCCTCATGTTCGTCAACGTTGTGCCTAACAACAACACGTTTTAGGATTATATCTAAAGGTTTAACTGTAGGTTTATAGGCATCACCATCATCCACCCGTATAGTTTTTAATACAGATTTTAACGTAATATCAAGAGGTTTAATGTTAGGTTTATACCCATCATTATCATCCACAGGTTTTCGAAGAACGACATCTCTAAGTGTAATATTTAGTGGTTTTACGTTGGGTTGGTAAACATCGTTATCTTTTGCGTCAACATAACCAATGTAACCACGCTTTAATATAGATTTTAACGTAATATCAAGAGGTTTGATGTTAGGTTTATACCCATCATTATCATCTACTAGCGTTGGGTACAGGTTGCTGCTAAAATATGATATAGTTGTTCTACTTTTATCAATAACACCAGCAAGGTATTTGTGTAGCCATTGTATCCTACTAGGGAATGCGTGTCCGCACCTACCAATCCAACAAGACTCTGGGTAAAACGGTGGAAACGATTGAATTTCGTCAAATGTGTATTCTTTTTTTGGAATAGACAGGTTCCTAGAACCTGTATCAGATGGTACTATTGAGAAACTTTCCAATGCTGGTGTTTGGTGATAATAGTGGACAATCTTCTTATTTCTAATGCTTTCAGAAACGTCAGTGTTGGTTGAGAAAAATTGTAGTTTATAGGGGTCGTTTTGGTTGATATAGTCATTGAATTTTATAATAGATGAGATGTCTTTAGAGTCTATGACAACGTAATAGTAATCAGAGTTGTCGTCCGCATTAAATGCTGTTTCGTAAGTTTCATTATTACGTTTCGCCCTAACATAAGCTGTTGTAACACCTTGTTGCATGAACAAGTACCTACAAAAGTTGTAAGCAAGGGAATCTCGAGAGTACCCATTATCCAAGAGGTCTTTAAGTTTAGTAACCTCAATGGTTCTTGGTGCTGTGTTATGACCTGTTATAAAACACACACTATAAAAAGCTGAACTCTTAATGGTGAAGTTTTCGACCTTGACATCAACATTAACTGGTGTTAGATTCAATTCCATTGCAACCTCAAATCAACTTACTGACAACCACTTCAATGTCATAAACATTCAATGGTTTGTCAAAGGTCTTTAACCTAAGCACCAATCCGTTACTAACTAACGACACATCACCATATAACATAGTTTCAATATTAACACTTTGATGTACACCGTCACCACGAATTAATATGTCTTGACTGTAAGGGATATCAGTGGTATCTTTTGTCATAGATACATTCAAGAATGTCTGTTGTGATGTCGAATCAACTTTAAAACACAACCTAATAGAGTACAGACCATATTTATCTATAAGTTGATATTTTTGTGTCAGTGGTGTATAGAATGTTGTAACAGCAGTCGGTAGGTTTTCAAGCTTAGTGGTGGCATCGTTTGGTAGTACGATTTGTGTATTTTGTGGGATAACGAGTGGCGCTACGTTAGTGTACTTACCATCTTTATAACTAGCCCAACCAGTGCTGACAGGTCTTGGATTTGAAACCACTGTTTCATCATCTGAGTATTTAACAGTGATAGTGGTGTCTGCATTGAATGTAATGGAAGTTATTGTCTTGCCGTCTTTACCGTCTGTACCTTTCAAGCCTTGCAAGCCTTGGATACCCTTATCACCACGAATATTAGAAGCGTTTGCTATGTTTGTAACAAAACCTTCCTCACCTATGTAGCCAGTTACAGTGGGTTTTAAACCTTCCCCACCAACCCAATCTACAACCTTAAGGACAATTCTTTCACCGTCTACAACACTTTTTAACAATGGTGACCAACCCTTATTGCCTGCTGCCCCAGTATCGCCTTTGTCACCTTTTACACCGCCTAAACTAGCAAGCCAAGCTGATTGACTACCTTGGAAACCATTAGCAACAGCAACTTGATAGGCACTTAAGCCGTCTTTACCATTGACACCATCAGCACCTTTTGTACCGTCTTTACCATCTCTTCCTGCAACACCTTGAATACCTTGTTCCCCTCGGACATTTTTACGCATCCATGAGTGGAAGATAGTCCTAGATAGTAACCTAGCATTACCATCGTCTACCATTAGAAAATAATCATTGTCCGTAAAATTCGGTTCATTCATTACAGGCAGTTGGTCAATCTTAACTTCAGCCATTCTTTAAACCCCTTTATTTGATTTTATAATCAATATCAGCAAGCACTGTTGTTGGATTTTTCTTGTTTTTTATATTACCAACGACACTAACCTGTGATACAGTGTTGACAGTAAATTCTTCGCAAACCTCAAAACACAGTGTAATATCTAGGATTGCTCTTTTATAGTTAACACCATCAATAGGCATTGGTTGGTAGTTGATTGTTGAAAAGTCTTTTATACCAATCCCAAACTGCTCAAAAGCGTGTTGATAAAGGTCGCTATTCAAACCTCTGTGGAATCGTTTAAACCAATCGTGGTGACCACCTTTTGTTGAGGCGTGTAGGATAAGTGTGAAACTATGGTATTCTGTTTGATAAACCCTTTCATAGTCGCTACCATTCTTATGACTGTGGGTGTTATATGATGTTGCTGTTGTCCAATCACTAACCGTCTGTATTAACAAATATGGAGCCTTTGGTTCAACACCATCTCTATCACCTTTAATCACAATCAAGTCTTTAGGTAGGTCTACACACTTAAGGGCTTGAACAATTTGGTCTTCTACTAACATAGTGTCACCATAATATTTTCTATATATCCGTTGTCAGTAATCTTCTCTTTTAGTGACACCATCAATTCTTGGTGACTCATTATCATTCAACCTAACAGCAAGCGCTTCACAATGCTCACCAAAGTTAAGATACGGCTTGGAAACAACAACCTTCCAATTAGCACCTCTATACCAAACTAAATCAGCCTCCAAAGGCTCTCCACCAGTTCTGGCAGTATAGAGATAGTGATTGCTAAATATAGCTATAGCCTCTTTCTCTCGCTCTCCCTCTGGAATCATTTTTGATTGGTATGATAATAGGCTTGGTTGTATGTTAGCAAGGATTGTGATGACATCTCTATCTGCTGGCACCCACTCACCGTCAACCCAACCACCTGTGTTAGCTGAATGTCGTGACACTGAGTATTGTCTTTTACCAAGTTTTGTTAAGCTTCTCATATTGTCACTTCTTCTTATTAACAGTGGTATTCAATGGTTGTTTATAGACTCTAGATTCAAAACTGTTAATCATGACCCCACTATCAAACATTTGATACTTATGACCTTTAAGCGCTATTGTGGGTGGTGCTAAAGGTGTGTTTCTTTGGGATGCAATTGAGTTGCCATATTTTTCCCTAATATTCTCAGCAAGAAAATTTAAATAAGAATCTGTACTCTTGTGTTCTAAAGCTGAGAGAAAAATATTTTTTATTTCAGTTGAGTAGGCATACCTTATAGTGTTGATAGCCTGCCTAAAATATGGTCTAGATGGAATTGGTGGTGATGGTGGGGAGAGTTGGGCTGGTCTACCATACTCCTGCCAAAATGCAACATTTGCTACTGGCACTAAAGCTATTGGGTGCATTTTATTTTTAATCCACCCGTAGCGAATGTGGCGCTTGTTTAAAAGTTTTATATCCTTTTGAATCTCTGCCAACTTTTTAGTATCAACATCAAGTTTAAACGTGAAAGACATTGACTCAACTACCTCTGTCGATTTTAGGAATCTTTAACTTAGCCCAATCGTGCTTCCCACTGTGCTGACCACGGTAAAAAACGCTGTTCATTAAATGTGGGTGCGTATCATACCATTCCACAGAGTCTCTCAAAACACCACCAACAAATACAGCTGGTACCATACCAGATAGCAATGGGTTGGAAACCTTCTGTTTAAGCCATTCTAAATAGTTTTTATACCTTTCACTGAAAAACGCTTCTTCTTGACCAACTCTCTGCCTAAAACCATCTTTAGCCATCTTGGCTAATATTGCATTACCGACACAACGACTTACGGTTGCTGGGGAATCACTATATTTATTTAGAAAGTATTGGTAACTCTCATCGGATAATATGTAGTCATACTCATCCATGTCCCCAAACTCTAGCCTCAACGCATCTACTGGGTTATTCTGTGGGTCAAATATGGTTGTCATAAGAAAGCCTTTCACTCTATTTTCATTATGTTTTACATACTCGACTTAGTATGTATGTCATCAATATATCTATTAATGTTCTAATCTCTCTCATAAACACTAATAGATATATTGGAGGAGGTTTCCCTACCTCACAATATATTCTAACTACCACCAAAACTATGCAGTTTGGATTTTCACTTTGATAGCCATCTCAGGGCGTTTCATGAAAGGAATCAAATGTGATTCTAAAGTGATGTCAGCATGAGTATCATCGACAATACCAGTGCTTCGTGCAAGCCATTTTTGACCAGCTTGTGAGAAGTGTGTGATATAAGGTGCTGGGGTGTATTTAACTTGGTACAAGCCACTAACACCATTAACAATAGTCCATGCCTCACCCTTAGGAGTTGCTTGTACTACAGAACCGTCCCAACGATAGAATTTTTGTGGGTAGGTGATGATACGGATGTTATCAATAACAAAAGATTTTTGATAACCGTAAGCTGTTTGTTTAGCTTGCTTGGCACTGCCATTTAACAATGAGTTGTTAAGCATCGCATTACCCATACCAGTAAATGCTAGTTGGTATAGCGTAGCAAACTCTGGGTGACCTACAATAGCGTTAAAGTCACTATCTTCAACAACAAGGTCAATAACACCAACGTTACCGTTATAGCCATTTAGTTCGGAAACCTTGTTTGCCAACTCTTGCAACTGACCACGTAGGTTGTTGTTAGATACTCTAGCGTCAACAGTGAATGAAGATTGAGAGGTTCCAGTGTTAGCAAAAGCATCAATCGCCACACTACCATCGTAAGGGTCTAGTGTTTTACCTTGTGTGGTGGTTAACAATAGATACTCCATGTTAGCAGCACCAACCTTAGTGAGGCGGTCTAACTCTTTCAGCATAGCTGTTTGGAAGGTATCTGATTTAAAATCAATACCGTCAAAGCCAGTAACACCGATTAAATCTTCGACATGGACTCCACCAACCTCTTTAATACTAATACCGCCCATAGTGACGTATTTGTATTTCTCTTTGTCCACAGCCATTGCATTACGCTCAGTGAATGAGGTAAGCTTTGTCATTTTAGGGGCTTTTTGGTCTACGATTTTATAACCGTGTTGGTTGGCAGTAATGCCTTGCTCTTCAAAAATACCGCTAGAATCAATGTATCCGTACGTTGGTTCAAGTTCAGCTACAGCTTCGCTCAAGTCTAGGAATGTGTTTTTATTGAGTGGGTTTACTTTAGTAACCATATGTTATTATCCTTATTTATTCTTATACAGGGGTGTATTGTTGGTCAACCATCTTGAAGCGGTTAAGTGTAGTAAATGCGGTATCAATCTCTTTGCGTTGTGCTGCGGTCAACTTGTAGTATTGAACACCTTTGAAATCTAGGTAGCCACGTTTCAAGATGCCTCTACCATCGCCCTTCACGATAAGGACACCCTTACCATTAGCAGTCATACTAAGACGCTCAAAATCTTGTGATTTTGTTGGGTTGGTGGGAAGGTCACGACCAACAAACACACCAAGTTGAGTGGTAGCGGTTACAGTGGCACCATCTGCTGGGGTAGCTGTCATATTAGCGTAGTCTACAACAAGAACAGAGCCTACGCGAATAGGGGTGCTTTCTGTGGCACCTGTAATGGTAAATGTTTCACGCCCATAGCCAATGTCGGTGTTTACTTCATATCCAAACACATCGCTAGGAACAATGGTGAGTGGTGCATTGTTAAAAGTTCCCATATTAATTTCCTCTAATTAAGATTTTAGTTGTTTTGCTTTTTGAGCAATTTGTTGACCGAATGTTAGGAATTTTTCAGTTTCCTGTCCTTCACCACCAA